ACTGATTGCTCTGTCAGTGGCTTGCTCGAAACCCATACTGGTAAGAACATTGTCAAGTTTGGCATTGGCGATTGTGGCTTCTTCGGCTTCTTTGGCAAATACCACGAATGCGGCACCAGCAGCAGCCAATGGCAGGGTCAAATTCTTTGTAAGCGTGCCACCTAATTTGCTGACTTTGCCGCCGAATGCGGTCACACTTGCACCGAATTGCGCCATTTTATCGGTCGGCAGATTCTTTTCTAATGCCGCAAGTTGTTTCTGAGCCTCTTTGATTCCACGCGCATCGAATTCGCTTGCGATTGAGATTAGGACTGCATTGCCGTTGGCTGCCATTAGACCTGCCTCACTCCGGCTTTGTCCAAAGCCTCTTGCAAATCATCGGTGGCGCGTTTGACCACATTCTTGATTTTGGCTTCGGTCTGTCTGCGATTTACGTTCACGGCGCGACCGACGATTCTCATGCGGCTCTTGCCACCAGCTTCTTCGATGGCATTGACGAATGCCTCACCGCGTGGGCCTTTGACATATTTACGGACACCGGCTCGTTCGTAGATAACACCAGCAGGGCTTTTGCTTGTGATGCCGATGATGCCTTGTTCTACCGTGCCGCGCTTTCGTGGTGGAAATAGACGGACACCGATTCCGGCTCGAATGTCGGCACTTCGCCACCCAACGCGACCACCCGGCCCCCATCCGCTAAGTGGGCTGGATTGAGGCACGAGTGAGCGGGCGCGGGCTTGCACTTCATTACCAATCTCACGAAGTTCGCGGTTGAATTCTTTGGCAAATTCTGGCTCGAAGTCTCTTAGGGCAGCGATGGTTTGCTTAGTGCCCAAAACTTTGAGCACCTGTGGATTGGCCACTTCGTCACCTCTGTTTGTTCGACTCCAACGCTCGATGGCGTAAGTATCGCACCATCGTGACCAGCGTTCTGTCGCTTTCTTGCATCAGAACGCTCGGGGCGATTCCAGTCTCACAGGCCAGTGAGCAAATCAGCCATGTTGCTGATTCGGCTCCAAAGGGGGTATCTCGTTAGTCTCGCTTCCCAACTCCACCGATTCGATGGTGTTGATCCATTCGTCAAAGTCTTTGCTGGTCTTCTTTCGACGATTCAGCGAATGCCACGCGAGCCAGCACACATCGGTGTAACGAAACTCTTCTTGCAGTTTCGCAACGCTGCGGCTGAATTGGGCTTCAAAAGCAACCAAATCAGCCGCAGACGCTACGACTTCTTCGTTCTTTCCATCATTGAGAACAATGCGCAGGTTCATTTTCATGTTAGACGGTTCTCGTTACTGAGCCGGTGACAGGCCACGACACGGAAAATGTCGCGATGTCGCCAACGCTCGATGCGAAGGGTTGCACGGCGTTAATCAAACATTCGAACGAGAAGCTCGGGTTCGATGCGCCAGTGACGGCATTGGTTGGCTTAATCGTCACCGTTCCGATGGTGTTGAAGAGCGGGAAAACGATTGAGTCAATTGCACCAGAAGCGAAGTCCTGAAAGAAGTTGAACGTTACCGTTCCAGTCTTCAAGCCGCCGATTCGGGTTCTCGCGGTCGAGCCAAAAGCAGTGGTTTCCAAATCATCGGATTCCAATGACAAATCGACTGACTGCAAAGAAGTGGACACAGTGCCGCTGTTTAGTGTGACCGAGTAATCGGTCGCTGCGAATTTTGCCATTCTTTTGCTCCTTTAATCCGCGAGAACGGTGACCCGAAACTCGCACGACATATAAGCGATGTCGCCAACCTGAACCACCGAATATCCAGTGACTTCGGTGACTCTGGTATCGAACACCACACCATTGAGGGTCTTATCGCCTTCAATGGCAGCCTTAATGCTAGTTGCACCAGTGGGATTTATGAAACCGTCGATTTTGTTCTGTGAAGTTCGCTCGCTGACTTTGCCAACGATTACCTGCACCAAAAATGAATAAGTGACAAGACCTTTGTTATAGGCATCGTCGTAGGTCAGCCTTTCGGGTATCACTATGGCAATGGGCGGGTTCACCTGATCGGGGATGGTGGCCGCCGTCCGTAGCCCACTGATTGTGGCGATGCGAGTGGCAAGCCCGGTGCGAATGTCTGTCAGTGCAGCCATTAAGCGATAGACCGCAGCTTTCGATAAGGGTCAATCATCTGCATCACATCAGGGTCAAGACCACGACCCACTCGAACGGTGACACCGGCACCATCGAAACCTAAAACACCGAGTGGCGAGTCGAGCCGCTTGAAGATTCGAAGTGATTGGATGACACAGGCTTGTTCGATTGGGTCTGGCACGGCAGGCCAACCCCAATTGCTGGCAGATACCTTCACCAATGCCTCGCCGCCCAAAGAGGGCCAGACGTAATCGCCAATGGCGCGAATTCTCGTGTATGGCCAGCTAGTCAGACCATCCGCGATTTGATTCAATGGTTCGAGCTGGTAATCGGTTGTCGTCCACGTCGTGTCGAAAGTTCCATCTGCCGATGTGTCGCTGGTGATGACTAGATTGGCGGTTCCAGCCAAATCATCGATTTGCACCACATAAGAGTCATATGCCACGAAAAGTCGTGTGGCAGAACCAGCCGCGAAGAAAGACCTGCCGCAATATCCATCGATTAGGCGTGATGCCGATTCGACGGCTGCGTTGATGAGCGAATCATCAACAGAGTCAGTGATTCGGGCAGCGGCCTTGACTGCCGATCCAGTTGTGTAAAGGGTGCTCATAGATTCGCCTTCCGTTCGCCCTGATTGTAGGTCAAATGACCACCGAATCTAAGACGTAATCGATGGCATCTTCCCATGAAGAACCCCAATCTGGCTCTTCCGTGTCATCATCGTCTGGCGCGGGCATGTCTTAGATACTACGACTACAACCGATTGGGGGCTTAAATTTTTAACAGAATGCCTGTGCATCACTTTTACCACATCTTCGCTGATGGAGCATGGCAAGAGCCAGTCGATGAGCATTTTGCCGCTGCCGGTGGTCATGGGCTTTTGCACATTCTTGACAGCCTGCAAATCGGCATCGTGGGGCAGCCCGAGAGAAGGCTAGAAGTCAAAAGTCGCCTTGATGAATTGGAGTTGGATTATCAAATCATCGATGAGAAGGATGAGGGTTTTGAGCAAGTCACCATGAACAAACTGGCTGACTTTTCAAAGACCAATGATGGTTATGTTCTATTCGCCCACACAAAGGGGGCCTTCAATAACGACGGTTTTCGCAAGCAATGGCGGCATCGAATGACCGAATATAACGTCGTCAAATGGTGGGATTGCCTCGAAGCACTTGCCACCTACAACGCTGCTGGCATCCATTGGGTTAAGTCTGAATTGCCAGAGCATGTCAATCACAATCATTTTTTCGCTGGCACATATTGGTGGAGTCATCTTTGGTATTTGAGGTTTTTACCTTACCCCGAGCAGTCTCATCGATGGGCATCCGAAGGCTGGATTGGTCTCAATGAAAATAATCCTGAGATTGGGATTCGCGTGAAAGATTTTTACCCCGGGCCAGTTTAGTTCAAATCTCGATGATGGAACCATTCAATGAATTCGTTGTCATATTCATGGGCTTCAAATTCGCCAAAATTAGGCTTGTGCTTCCAAACTAAATATGGAAACGAAATTTGGTCATGGATTGACCATTTGATGTTTTCTTCAAGCCAAATCTTGCCAAATTGTTTGGCATTATCGTTATTTTTCCAAAGAATCGTGCCACAGGCCCATAAACCGAAATTTGGTGGCATTTCGTCGGCACGATAAGCATCAGTTTGTTGCCTTATCGGATAAGCCCTGTATTTTGGCCAATCCTGTGCAAGAGTGGCTTCATCATAAAGACAATTGCGCATTCGTCTGTCTGGATGTGACCACACCACAAAATCAAAGTCTTTGATTGAATATTCACAAAAATCTTTGAATTTGTCGCTTTTTATTTCAAAAGAACCATCAAGCCACACACACACATCCGCATCGACAAAATCAAAGGGCTGAAATTTAGGATATTTGGCAGCCAGTCGTGGATGAATACTGTGGGCGGGTTTTAGGACTATTTCCCAATTTTCACCAGATAATTCAGGGTCATCGGTCACGCAAATTGCTTTTTTGAAGCCATGATTCGGCATCAAAGGCTTTAATTTGTCATAGCCCCCATATATGGCAGTGACAAGAGCTAAATCCATGCCTGATTCCGCAACCGTGACAATTGCAATGGCACTGGCTCTGGATCACCAGACTCAATGACCTTCTTTGCATAGGCCACATTGAAGTCGAACGTTCTTGCGTTCTGTTCTGCATAAATCGGGTCTTTGATGCTCGATGAATTGTCATGTCTGACTCGAATGGCCGTCTTTTCCATCTCAATGCCTTTTGCTCTGGCCCTAAACGTCGCCACATCGTCGTCGCAATAGACAGGATGACAATTCTCATCGAAGAACCCGATTTTTTCGATGACTTGCCAGCCCACTATGAAGCAAGCCCATTCTGGCCAACAATCAGCGAAAACTATCTTCTTATCATTTGCATGCCGAGCAAGTTTGTCTAATGCCATTTCGGGAAACTCCACATCGAAGTTCACGATGAGCCAATTGCGACTTAATGGGGTGACCTTGATTCCGAGATTCCACGATGCTGCGACACCGATGTTATGGGGCAGGTCGATTAGATGAACATTGCCTGACATGTCGGGCAAATTGATGATTCCATCGCCATTATTGATGATGACGATGTTCTCGATTGGATAATCGACGCTTTTGAGCATTCGATACAAAAGGGGATAATTTGTCAAGACAGGCACGATAAGTGTCTCAATCAAAGTAATCGCTCCAATACTGGTTTCCAATAATTCTCGAATACCACATCCGCATCGTATTGAGCCGCAAAATCCATAGCCTTCTGGCTTCTTTCGCGTGGTCGCTCATAGGCTTCGTGAAGGGCTGTGACGATTGAGGCGACATTGGGGGTATTCAGCCACGCGGCCATCGCCGCATTCCAGAATGGCTGTCCATCGATCAACCAACCATCGCCAATCAATTCGGTTTGAGCTGAGAAGTCGCTGGCAATGACAGGCACGCCGCACATCTGCGCCTCGATTGCGGGGATGCCGAAACCCTCACCCATAGACGGCATGAGCAAGACATTGGCACGCGAATAGATGGTCGCAAGTGCGGTCTGTGGCAAACCCTGTCGATAAGCATATTGATTGATGAATTGAATCTGATGTGGCTTGATGCCACAGGCTTCGGCCAGCACCCTTAGATTGATGCCGCTCATGGCACCTTTGTCTTCGGTGTAGCAGAAAAGCACCGCATCATCTTTTTCTTTGGCGAATTTTGAGAAGGCCAGAAACGCCTCAGGGAACGCCTTTCGCACTGGCGTTTGCCCCTTATTGGCAGCCACCATCAAGACCATGAATTTGTCGTCATCGATTTGTGTCAGGTCTTTTGCCGTCATGCTGCTACCGGCATGTTCGTATGAATCGGTGACTTTGAATTGACTCGATTCGATGCCGTGCGGTGCATAGAGAACGTCACGAAAGCCGGCGTGTTCGAGCATCTTCACGCCATATTTGCTCATGGCAATTGGATGAACATTTGGCTTGACGAGCCATTGTTTTACGTCCGCCGGCAATGGCATGTGGTCTATCGGAACCCATGAGGCGATGTTTTTCAGTTTGTCGTAGGCGTCGCCTTTGTAAATCCAGCAGTCGAACAATGTGATTAGAAGATTAGGTGCGGTCGGGTCTGGTGCGAACCAATTGACGGCATTGGCTGGAATCACATCATTTGACCAAATATCCATGCCGCGTGGGTAAAGAGTGAAGCCTTCCCACTCGCTCATCGCTGCCTCTAAACCATAATTGCAGCTGACTGCTACTTGATGACCTTCTTTCGCGAGCCTTTTGATGACTTGTGCTGTTTGCTGTCCATATCCTGTTCCGGCGAACGGAGCGTTTGAAGTCCAGAGAATTCTCGCGGGTCGCGAATAGTCCGTGTGTATGGTTCCGCGATTCTGTTGCGGATTAGTTCGACCGCTATTGACGGTTCGATGTTGATTGGCGTGTTTTTTATTACGACGAGCATTTTTTGACACCTATTGACCCTTTCGCAGTTAGGGAAAGTGCGGGGCGCACCCCTGCGCCGATGCGCCCCGCACTTAGTTCTTTGTTACAGACTAACTGGCTTTCGCCCTGAACACCTGAACGTGACTGGTCTGCGGCAAGTCACCGTCAATGCGGATCGTTGCTTTGAACGTGACCAAATCATTGGCAAAGGCAAACTCGTCTGATCTATCCAAACGAATGCCACCAACCTGTCGGACATAGTAGCTCGGCAGGTGACCTGCGATGAGCGTTCTATTACCAGTGCCGGCGGATGCCATGTGTGGGTTCTCTACGAGCGGGTAGCCCAAGAGAACGTCAGGGGTGCCGAGTTGCAATGATGGCTGGAACACGAATGCGCCTGAACCATCCTTCAACGTGCGAAGTTTCGCGATGCTTGAACCGTTCGCCATGAAAGCGAAACCGGGCAAGCGGCGAGCTGCGCCGTCGAGTGCATACAGGGTGTTGATTACTTCGTCAGCAGTGAAGACGTAATCAGATGCAGTTCCAGTCACAGCAGTTGCAGCGACGGTGGCAATGCCGTGAGGCTTGCTTGAACCATCACCAGTGGTCAGCACGCTGTTGGCGACATAGCCAATCGCGTTTCCGACCTGCTCTGCGAAGAATGACTGCAAGGGCACACCCGAGTCTTCCATCAATTCACGGCTAACCTGAAAGAGCGTTCCGTATTTGAACGCTTCCAAATCGACCATTGTGTTGAAAGTCGGGTCACTCTCTGCAAACACGGCAGCCTCAGCGGTCAATGTGCCGGTTGAGTAGGCGTTTAGATTCGGAATCTGAATCTTCTCGCCACGAGCAGTGTTTAGAACGGTGACCACATTCGGGTCGAGCATCGGGCCAACCTGACGAGCCTTCAAGATGATTTCATCAAAAAGGGTTATGTCACGAGGCGTGCCGGTTGATGTCAAGACAACATCACGACGCTCGATTTCTAGTGAACGAATTTCGCCGCGAGCGAGTCTGCGAATCGAGTCAATCTCGTCAGTGACGACGGCGGATTCGACGGTCTTAACCTGACCCTCGATACCGCGCATTGCCTCTACTGCACGAGCCTCTCGCTCCACATCTGCCTGAATTCGGGCAATAACAGCGGCACGCTCGTCGATTTCGGCGGTCATGCGAGCGTATTGCTCGTTTTCTTCGGCAGTCAGGTCGCGGTTCTCGTCCGAAGCACGGTCAAGCAATTCTTTTGCTTGTTCCCATGCGTTCGCACGCGCTTCCATTTGCTTTTTTAGGTAATCCATTGGGATTCACCCTTTCTTTTTGGGTTTGCGCAGGTTACGGTTTTGGGTTTTCGAAGCGGCTCCGCATCGAAGTGGGTGATGCGGCTCCGCAAACACCTGCTAAGAGAATAAATGCTTTACAGAGTTTTGGCTAACAAGTCCAGATGCTTTTGTTTGATGCCTAAAAGGTTTGCGACTGGCTCTTGACGTAGTTTGCCGACAACTTCGGTGAGCAAGTCGGCTCTTGCGGCATCCAATTCTTTACCATTTTCGAGCAAAGTTATGGCTTCTGCCAATTCATCGGCATTGGTGTTGGTTCTTTCAGCCAGAACATCGAAACTGCGAACGGTGGCCGAAGTTGCGGGATAGGCAGGCCAGCCAGTCACGACCGATACTTCGTGAAGCCTCACTTGATGCAGTTCACGCACCGATCCATCGTCACTCCAACTCTCGCCCTTAGGTGGCACGCTGAAACCGAAGCTCATCGAGTCCACATCGCCACGCTGCAAGAGCACGCTCAAATCGCGGCCAGCTGTGGTCTCTGGTAAATCGGCATCGACCAGCAAACCTCTGTCATCTTCAACCAGTCGTAGGGTCTTTGCCCGAGTCGATGCAAGAACGATGTCTGAATTGTGATTCAAGAACATGCGAATGGCGTTTCTTGAACGAAGGCTCTTTGCAAATGCTCCGGGCTTGATGTATTCCCTAAAACCCATGTCTTCAGACGGCGAATTGAACACGGCCGCGTAACCACGAAATGTCATTGGCATATCGCTTTGTGAATCCTCAGTCTGGCGCATCTCAATGTCTGAGAATTGGACTTCACGCACTTCAACCGCTTGCTTCATAACTACCCCCGAAGAATCTTCGTTTCTCATGTTAGCGATAAATGCAGGCGAATTAAAACTTCTCTCTGCCTGAATTTGGTCTGATTTGCGGTCAAACCATGCTCGCGCTGGTGCAGGATTGAGTGGATTGATGCCCCAAAGGTAATGAGCCACTGCACCTGCACCCGGAAAATCATCATTGTCGGCATTGGAATTCTGAGGCGCATCCAAATCAGGTGCATGACGAGCACCCCACGCCGAAGCACGAACAACTTTGTCTTCGGTTATCTCACCGCGTGACATTGCTCTGGCTTCTCGAACGGTTGCCGCTACCAGTCCATCACCTGCAAGCCCTTCGGCGTAATACTCCAAACCCTTTGCTGCTGCATCTCGAATGTATTGAGGCACATCCAAATCGACCTGACGATCCTCTAAATCATCATCATCGTCATCGTCTGGCCGCCATGCATTGCAGTAATGGTCGCCGCGAACGTAATCGCTCCATCGTTCACACCATGCCATATCATCTTGCACAATGTCTTCGTTGTAGAAAAAGCAATTGCCACAAGCGCGGCCTTCTGGCACATCTTCTGAAAGTGCTGGTCGGTAGTTATCGGGCAACACTCTGTCATCGGCTTCTTGCAATGGGTTTATCTTCGTAAGTGTTGAGAATCGGTGGCCGACCAAAGTATCGGTGGCACGCCAACCCCCTTCGACTGGTCGCCAGACTCGAATCAAAGCTGCGGGGTCATCCTCTGAGCCTTCAATGGTGAAGTCAGAATCGGGCACATTGATAGAACCGTCACGAATGATGCGGCGAATATCGCCGCGTGCCCTGCCGCCGGATGAATTCCATGAAACGAAGTCACCAACTTCTAGTTCATCTGGCTCGGCTCGCTTGTATTTGATTTTCTTCGCCACATACCGCTCGCCGCCGGGTTCCATGCCTTCTGCGATGCTGACGGCGACCATCTGATCGATGGCATCTTGCTTCGAATCATGGCAGCCGATAACTTCACCGTCTTCTTTGATTGTCGCCCAACCTGCACAATCCGGCGATTCGTCGGTGATGAAGTAGGGCATTAGAGAATCTGCCTTATGACACCGCAATTTAAGTCGTTGTAGTTCGTAGTCGCCCAAATCTCAGCACCCGGCATCAAGTCAATGTGTTCAGTTTCGCCTTGATCAATATGCACACCATTTGCCTCACTCACATTCGAACCACCCAAAAAAATTAAACGGTTAGCGGTTTTCTCTTGATTGTGAATTATTACTTTCTGCCAATTGCTTCGTGCATCCACGATTCGAGTCGCAACGCCAGTGCCCAGTGTGAATTGCTGCGATGAGAAGCTCACGATTCCACCTCATAGACCGATTGTGGGTCGAGTGGGTCGATTTGAGCGATGTTTTGCAACTGAACCGACGGCAGACCAGTGTGCTCGATTGGCGGCAGACCGACAGTGCTAAGAACATCAGCAGGGTTGTAACCAGACAAAACCAATCGCTGTGCAATTTCGGCACGCTTCGATAGTTCGACCAAATTGGCTGCTGGCAAGTCCACGTTAGCTAATGGCACGCGGTAAACATCGCCACCATCGGCAGGGCGTAGGTCTTCAAGGCGACGAACATCATTGATGCTCAAAAATCCTGACTGCAAACCAGTCGAAAACGCTGAATAGCGAGTCTGAATATCGCCGCGAAGCAAACCATCAACGTTGAATTTCAAGAAAGCACCAGCCGGCAATAGGCGCGAATAGGCGGACTCAATCTTCTCAATGTAAGGCCGCAATGTGTAAGTCACGAATTGAATGGCGTTTTGTTCGACCGATGCATAAGACATTGCACCCGGCTTCGCCACTTGAATCATGTGCAAAGGCACACGGAACACGCGAGCGATTTCTTCGACCGAAAATTCACGGCTTTCGAGCATCTGTGCTTCATTCGGATCAACGCCGGTCTTCTGGAATTTCGCGCCACCTGAGAGAACGCCGGGTCGGTGCGACCTTCTTATGCCTCGATGGGCTTGCTCATAGGCATCGACCAAAGATTTAGCTTGTTCTTCTGTCAGATTGCCGGGGAATTCAATCAGACCAGAGGTCGTCGAACCTTGACCGAAGAAACGTGACGAGAATTCTTGCAGTGCGGCAGATAGACCTAATGATTCTTTGACTTGCTCGATGCGAGAGATGCCACGAAGATTGCCGGGCAGTCTTAGCTCGGTGATGTGAATCATCTCGTCGCGTGGCACGATGCTTGTGCCGCCATCAATGACGTATTGAATGTTTCGTTGTAGGTTGTCGCGATTGATTGTTACTCGCTGTGGGTCGAGAACCGAAAGACCGATAACACCATCAGTGTCGCGAATGATGCGGATGAATGCATTGCCGTCTAGAAGTAACGAGACCATGACCTGCTGAAAGTGGTCTATTCGACTGCTAGTTGCCTCAACATCTGGAACGTCCACCCAAAGCGGCTTCGGTCGAAGCGGGATTCGGTTTCCATCGATTCGACGGAATGCATCGATGGGCAAAGTCGAGATTGTGTCCGATATGAGGCGCACCGAGGCATAGACGGCAGTAATCGCCAACGAGTTGCGTTGATTGATAACCGTTCCAGCTTTGGTCGTAGTTTCAAGAAACTGGTCAGAACCCCAAATCGTCTGAAAAGAGATTGCACGCTTTTCAGAATCCCCAAAATTAAGCAACCTGCCGAACATCAGTCACCTTTCTCAGCTGCGAGACCGAATGCGACGATTGCTGCGCCCAAAAAGCCGATGGCAACAGGCACATTCAACAATGCCACACCACCACAGAACACTAGAACGCCACAAACCTGAATCGCAGTCGCAAATTTCTTCAAAGAATGCCCCCTTAGACGGCAAAGAACGCAGGCACAGGAGTCTCACCCGCTTGATTGGTGATTGTAGCCCTATCGAACGCGATTATTGCCGCGACTGCCGCATCAATCTTTCGACTGCTGGCTTTGTGTTCTTTGACGATGCGTGGGCCTAATCGGTCGGATTTGACGACACAGTTATTCATGTGTCTTACCAATGTCGGTGAATTGTCGTGGGTCACGTTTGCCGCTGTCACTGCATCGCGGAATTTGGCACACGCTGGAACCATGCGGCTCGGGCTACTTGATGGATATTCGACCACTGGCAAGCCTTCATCAGCTAGAACCTGCATCGAACGCTGCCAGCGGAATGGGTCGCAGACAATCTCTCGCACCTTGAATCTTTTGCAGGTCTCGATGATGGTCTGTTCGACTTCAGCGATGTCCACCCGCCAATCGTCACGATCGGTCAATTGCTTTTCCCATGCTTTGACCATGAAGATGTGCGGGCGTTCACCTGTGGTGCAGCCGACGATGACCGATGCATCGCCTGAGAAAGAACCATCGAAGCCCAACACAATCTCGCTGCCTTCTTCTGGTTGAACCTCAACATCGGCACAGGCTTCGAACGTGCCGGTCGGTAGCCAAATCTGTCGGCTCGAAACCCATTGATTGATTCTTTTGGTTCGAAACTCTGCCTCTGGTGTTCGCTTGATTGCCGACTCAAAATCCTCAGGGTCATTTAAGTCACCGAATCCGGGGTTGGCCATTCGCCATGTGTCTGCCTCACGAAAGTCAGCATCGAGCGGTGCTTGCCACCATGCACAGAAGAAACTCGGGTCATCAATCTCACCCATCGCGACCTTCTGACCATATTGGAACAATCGAAAGCATGTCGATTCCATGCCTGTGGAGTCGTATCGAACGCCGGCAGTAGTGATGCCCAACATCAACGGATCGCGGCGAGCCCCTGAACCTAATTGCAAGACATTGAAAAGTTCGTCATTGGGCGCAGCGTGCAGCTCGTCATAAACGACCAGTGTTGGCGAGAGACCTTCTTTGGTAAATGACTCCGATGACAGAACCCGATAAACCGATTTGGTTTGCTTTACTTCTATGGCATCGCGGTAAAGTTTGCATTGTTCGCTTAGGTCAGGACTCATCTCAATCATTTGTTTGGCGGCTTGAAAGCAAAGTCTCGCTTGCTCTTTGTCCGCAGCCGCCGAAAGAACGTCACCACCGTCTGGCCCACAGAAAAGCGAATACAAAGCAAGCCCTGAGCCGATGGTCGTCTTGCCGTTCTTTCGCGCCATGCCGATTAGGGCGGTGCGGTGTCTTTGCCTGCCGTCTTCGCGGCGTGCCAAAAGATTGCGAAGCAACTCGCGCTGCCAGTCTCGAAGTCTTAGATGCTCACCGACTCGACCGGCAACGGTGTCTTTGGTCTGACTTAGACACTCGATGAAGTCAGCCGCGATGTCACCATCGCCACGCGCCACATCTTCTTGCGGCACTGGTGTGAGAATGGCTGGCGGCCACGCTTGATTATTGGCTGGCTCGTCTGGCACGTTCTTGAATCTCTTGCAGGCGACTTCGGGTCTTGACTTCTTGAATCCCGAGTCTGGCGCGACTGGTCGGGTCGAACCCGAGCAAAGACATGACGGTGATGATTTGTTTGTTCAATTCACGAAGAGCGCGGCGAGCCACCATGTCGTATTCGGCTTGTTCAGTCAGATCGTCGAATTCTTTGAGCATGGCACGCAGAAGCGCGACCATTGGTTCATCGGTCGTGCGTAACCATGAAACACCTTCGTCCATGACACGCTCGACCACGTTCGACAAAGGCTCTGTGATACTTTCGGGCCTAATGATTGGCAAATTTTCGCCCAAATCTGGCGCATGTCTGTCTGGTCTGAACGCACCAATTCGTTGCAGCTCCGATGCTGGCTTTGGTTTTCGGCCTTTCATCGCGCCAAAAACCCAACAAAATCAAGACACAAAAAAGCCATTATTTCTGTCTGCC